GGCAGCCAAACTGAAGGCAGCGCGTGCACAAGCTCACGCAAACAACCTTGCACTTGAGGAAGCCTACAAGGCTGCAGTCGCTGCTGGTAATGCTAGTGCGAAAAGTGCCCCAGTTGCTGCCAAGTTGGTCGCGGCTGCCTCAGCAATTGTTGCTGCACAGGACTCCAGTGACGAAGAATCTGTCACTGATGAACAACGAACTGGATTCTCAACTGCTGATGAAGCTGATGTTGAACAAGCCACAATGAACACCAACTTTTTTGGTGCTCTCTTGGACAAGTCTAGTGATGAAAGTGCCGGTGAGGTTGTGCGTGTTGGTCGAGTCAGTCTTTCTGATCAAACCTCCCAACCACGCAAGTCATTGCGCAAACGTCGTGCAGCTACACGAAAGGTCCCAGCAGAAAGCAATTCTGGGCGTTTTGCAGCTCTCCCAGCTGCTGCAAATGGTTATGCAATCAATGCACAAAGCAGGCTCAGGCTCTCTCTGCGTAAGATCGGTTGTCCAATGGCTACACCGTTCATCTCCCAGGCAATCGTCTCAGCTACAGACGAAAAAGCTCCTGGAGGTGTTCTTTACAATGTTGTTGAACTTTTGCTTAGCTCAGTTCCAGCAATTGTCGGTAATCGCCTCACATATTGGGCGTTCAGGGACTCCAAGCGTATGCGTGCTATTGTTGATGACATGGTCCATCATGAGCAAATAAGAACACACCGTATTATCGAGTTGTTCTTTACTGAGCTCGCCAAGTACTGCGTTGACGGAATTGACCGCACACTTACAAATGCGTGTAACCTAACAGAACACATGAAACATGAAATTTCACGTTTTGTTAGTGACAATGACGTTGACGCTGAGTTCGGATTGGACGATAGTCACAACATGGGCCACATCCTACAGTTCTTTGATAAGGAGTGTAGTGTTACAGAGTACCGTGCTCACACGGTTGTCCAACGTGCTGTTCTTACGTGCAGGTGTTATACTCGTCATTTCGGGTTTGACTTTAACATGCTG